AGAATATTCATGGGTTGATTCAAGAAGTATGAATTGGACTGAATACTTATTATGGGATCGCACAGAGTTTCCACATATGCCAAATGGCGTGAAAGAATATTATCAACACGGAAATGAATCTCATGAATGTACACATCATTGGCACAAGCTAATAGAAGAATCTCATCCACATGCTGTAACTCCGTACATCAAAAAAAGGTTTATCGATGTTTAAAATGTCGGAATATGAAACAAATTAAGATATCTTTGAAAGATGGGAGAATAATTAAATGAGAAGATTAATTTGGTATATCAGGTCTTGTTTCTGCAAACATGATTGGGAACAGATATTTGATTCAGATATATATTGGAGCAATAAATCAACTAAGCCTTATAAGTGTGAAAAAGTTTATCGCTGCAAGAAATGTGGTTGTGAGAAAAGATATGTAATAGAGTAAAATCTGAGTTTTATTTACGGGAGGTGATTAGACATGGGAGCAAATATTGAGTTTGTCATTGGCTATGCGATT